GGTTTGTAAAGAAAAACGGAGAACTGGTCTTTATCCCTCGTGCTGTTGCAGCTGGACTTCAATTCAATGGAAAAGAAAACCGTATGCGTGGTGTACTGCCCGTTGATGGAGATAATATTGGCTCCGGTCATGTGACCCCGGTACATATTGATGGGATTATTGAGTGGAACGGGAAAAAAATCAGAATGTAATGGCAGATATCTTATTCAACAAATCAGGCATTCCATTAATTGCATACGGGAAAAGTTACCAGGCAACCACAACCGGTACCCCAGCTGAAAAGCCAAAAAATACTTCACAGCCTAAAAATCCGGATGAAGATAAACTCACGGTCGGAAATGTCCAGATATCGGCATGGGGACCGGCCAATAATTTTCCGACTATTGCCGATGCCATAATTAATAGTGTCGGTGTGCTAAATACAGGATTGAAGTTTACGCGAAACTTCACGATGGGTCAGGGAATATTTGCCTGTAAAGTATCGGATTACGATGAACAAGGCAATGAAATCCTTGAAAGGGTCAAAGACAAAACCTTGATCACGTTTGCGAACTCCCGGCTGGTCCGCCGGTTTATGTCGAAAGCCTTGCGCGATTACCTGAAATTTGGATGTGCATTTGTGCAAATACTCATGAATGCTGATGGCAGCAAAATAGTTGGGATAAATACCATCAATGCAAAATATTGCAGGTTAAGCATGGCCGATCAAAACGGAGTAATCAAGCAATGCGTTGTTTCCGGAAGATGGCCCGATACTCCCGGAGAAGGGTACTATCAAATCTATGATGTTCTTGATGAATACGACCCTTTTGCCGATTTGCTGCGCCGTCGTTACGGAAATAAGGTTGCCGGAAAATCATTTATCTATGTGATTCGTGACTCCTGGGGAAATGGTGAGTATTACAGCTCTGCCATCTGGTGGGCCGCGTACCTTGCCGGTTGGATCGATATTGCAAAGAAAGTACCTTCATTTCTGAAAAAAGCTTACGAAAACCAGATTACCTGGAAGTGGCATATCCAGATTCCCTATGCTTTCTGGGACAAGCAGTTTCCTAAAACGGACTTCCCGGATACCGAATCGCGAAAGCAGTCCATCGAAAACTATATGGACAGTATTGAAGCCAATTTATGTGGAACGGATAATGCCGATAAACCGATATTCACCTTCTTTGAGATTAATCCGCAGAACGGACGAGCTGAAGAACAGTGGATCATCAAGCCACTGGAGAACAAACTGAGCAATGAGCAAAACCTTGTGACTTCGGCTGCAGCCAACTCCGAAATCATGTTCTCGATTATGGTCAATCCCAATGTTCTTGGCGCCGGAATGCCAGGAGGAACCTATGCAGGGAACCAGGGTGGTAGCAATATCCGGGAAGCTTACCTGGTCAATATTGCCAATTGCTGGCTCGATCGACAGGATCTTCTCGACCCGCTTGAGCTTTATATCCGTTACAATGGTGCCGAAGAAGATATTGAATGGCGATTCCGAAATACGGTGCTCACAACACTCGATACAGGCGCCGGCACTACCAAAACACTTTCATAAGTTCGTGTAATTCGTTTGAAATTCGTGAAAAATGTTATTCAGCAAAGAGAAAAATCCAAAAATGGAAGAAATCAGGGAGTTTGTCCCTGTAAGCTCTTCCTCCGATTTCGATAGTGTAGCACCGCATATTTCCAATGCGGAGCGCGATTATCTGATTCCGCTAATCGGTTCCGATATGTATGCAAAGCTGATCACTTTTTATAAAACGGAGATTGTGGAAGAATTAACCGAACCAGATCAAAAAACAGAAAAGTTACTTCGTTTGGTTCAATCCGCCGTAATTCAAATTGCCTATTGGATCGGATTTGACCTGTTGAACTCACACATTTCCGACGGTGGGTTTAAACGGACAGAATCAACTTCAGTGAAGGGACTTTTTAAATACCAGGAAGAAAATCTCAAAACCTATTTCCGGACAAATGGCTTTAATGGTCTTGACACTGCTTTGCAATACCTTGAAATAAACAGTTCCGATTTTGGTGAATTCTCCGAATCACCAGCTTTCACATTGCTTAAATCGGCATTTATACAGACGACCGACATTTTTAACGAGCTCGTTTTTATCAATAAAAGCCGTCTGACTTTTCTGAGGATGAAGTCGCACATGCAATTGATTGAAGATACTGAAATATCAACCATTCTGGGGCCTACAGCTTTTGGGTTCGTGAAATCAGAAATGGTAAAAGCCAATCCGGCAGCAAAAGTGACAGCTTTACTTGCCTATATCCGCAAACCAATTGCTTTTCTCGCATCTGCCCTGCTCATGGAGGAAAGTGGTGCTGATCTGACAGATAACGGGCTTTTCTTTACCTCGACCGCTTCAGGTTTTAACAACGATACCGAGCGAAAACCATCCACACCAGATCGGATTGCCATCCTTGTAAAACGTAACCGGAACATTGGAAATGCTTATCTCGATCAGCTCCGGAGTTATCTGACCGCTAATTCGTCAGAATGGAGCGAAGTAACACCATCATCCGGAAAAGTTTTCCGGCGTGACAATACCAACAAAAAAACCTTCTGGGCATGATCGATATCACGATAGAATACCCCGGTCCTTTTTCCCGACGAACAGCCAAAGGTAAAGCTCCCTCATCATGGGCAGAACTTACACAAATGCAGTTTATTGCCATTTCAGTAACAGTAAATGGAATAGACCCTGATTTCCGTTTCTTATCCGTTCTAACGGGTATAGACCAGAATCTGTTGAAAAAACTCTCGCCGTTCGACCTCTTAAAACTTTCAGAAGCGATAGATTTCATTGGCCGGGCCGGGAATTCTTATTCCAAATTTTTGATTGCAAAAATACCAGGAACCGACGTCGTTGCGCCTAAACCTAAACTTGCCGGATTAACATTTGGTCAGTTTATCTATACTGAATCGTACTATAACGATTGGTTGTCAGGGAAAGATGAAACAACACTTAATAAATTCATTGCTTCGCTTTACCTGTATCCTAACGAAAAATTCAAAAGTGAAACGATAGGTAACAAAGCTGAAAAAATCAAATCAGTCAGGATAGATATCCGGCAGGCCATTGCCTTCAATTATGGTCTGATTATGATCTGGCTTCAAAAATGCTATCCGCTTATTTTTCAGGGCAATGTAGAGGCAAGGCATGCATTGCCTTCACCCAACGAGCAAACCAAACAATCGCAATGGCTAAAAACCTTTGAATCACTGGTGGGTGATGACCTTATCAATCAGGATCGTTATGCCGAGCTCTCCTTACACGCGGTTCTTAGGTATCTAACCAACAAATACAAAGAGAGTATCAGAAACTCTTCTTAAGCAACGTTTAAATTCCGTGTAATCCGTTAAAACTTCGTGTAAATCGTAATTGCCATGAAACCCTCATAAACTGTCGTACACAAAAAAGAATGAATAAAATCTATGAGGGTTCCGCGAGAATCAAAAATCTATATATTAGTAAGTTAATCTAAATTTATTCGAGTGAAATCAAATTTTTCCGACCTGATTCAATACTTCAGGACTATAGCTGCCCAGCATGTTGATATTGGACATACCACTACTGAAAAGCACTTCTACCGTTTCGAACTCGACGAAGTGCTTACCGGATTGAAAAAAGTAAACTATCCTGCTTTAATTCTGGAAGGCTACCGCTATTCGCTTTTAGATAAACTGAGTGATAATGTCATGAAAGAGCGATCTGGAGCGTTCATGCTCCTTGGTCACCTGAACGATATTGGAGACTACGATGCCATGCACCAGTTATGGGATGACCTGGAAATGATTTGCGATGATATCATTGTCCGGATTAAATCCGATAAGCGTAATCCGGTGGCTAAAGCCATCCGTGATTTCGACCTGGGCAGTGTTAATGTTGCGCTTATCGCAAATGAAAACGATAAAAACTATGGTATTAGGTGCACATTTACCATCTCCTCGCCACTTTCGACCGATGTAAATCCGGAGAAGTGGAATTATACTGCCAATATATCTCATTAATGAACCTTTGAATCAATGGGAATAACTCAGAGTGGAATACCCGCAGTGACCGGACTAACCGATGGCACTGGTTTTGATCCAAAAGGACAGAATGAAGCAGTTTCAAAATGGGCATCTATGGTGCAACGCCGATTGCGGGACCGTACCTCCGTTTTTGTCCATGGCAAAGATGGAACCATCAGTCGCCCCGGACGAATTGAGAGAAATCTTAATGATAGCATTAAATCACTAACTAAGAAATCATACGGTGTGATTGACCGGGTGACCTATACCTTTGAGCGGCACGGTGTGTTTGTTCATAAAGGGGTTGGTCGGGGGTACAAAATGGAAGGTGGTATGGTAATTCGAACAGCCAAAACGGAAGATCCTACCACACGTCAGCCAACGTGGCTAGGAGACAATCCCCGTCCGCGACTCCCCAATGAATGGTTCAATCCTTTACTGGACCAAACTCTGCCAGAACTGGCTGATAAACTTGCTGAAATTAATGCTGATGCTGTGTTGAATGCGACACGAATGATGATCAGGTAGTAAGGGTAGATCTGGGTGTCTGCCTTTTAAAAGGCGAAAAGGACAGAACCGGGCGGCTCCATCCTTTTACTAAAACTTAAACTAACTAACTAAACCGATCAAATGTAAGCCTATTGCACTTAACTTCAAAATATTTTAAGTTAACGAATTGTAAAAGAATTGAAAAGTTGTACGATACAAATTATAGATATTCTCTGATCCAAAATTAAAAATATCAGGAATTTAACAATTGCTGTACTTCCTTTTGTAGGATGGGTAAATAGCGATTCACAATTAACCATATAACATCATCCGATACACTATCATAACCATGAATTATCCTGTTTCGGGTATCGACAATCTTTCTTGAATCTGTAATTTGGAAGTTTGGGTCTGCCTTTAGTATTCGGTCCATAGCTTCGCCGATAATCTCGATGTTTCGTTCAATTGCTTTGCGGGTTTTTAAGTCCTTCTGAAAAGCAAAGAAATTTCTTTCCCCTGGTAAAAACTCATTTATCTCAATAATTGATTGTTCAATATCCTTTAAACAAGCTAAAATATCATATGATGATTTATCCTCTTGCATAAATCAATGATTTTGAACCATCTATATTACTACGAATGTATGGATTTTTGATTGCCTTGTTTTCGAGCAAATCAATTGGCCGTTTAAAAAGATCTTGTAATGCAAACTTTAAATTAAAATAACTGTCTGCATAGTCAAATGGGTCATTCGAATCAATATCGACAACTAAATCAATGTCACTATTATCCGAAAACCTATTGGTTAATACTGACCCAAAGACATATAACGATTTTACTTTATTTCTAAAGCACAAGTCCTTAATCTCAGCGGTGTAACTATCCAGAAACATATTCTATATTTTTAGTCAAATTTAATTAATCTTGATGAACTTCCAAAATTGGCTGAGATTAATGCTGATGCGGTGTTGCGACACGAATGATGATCATGTAATAGTTAATGGAATGCAATATAGCCAGAAAGGGAATGTACAAAACGTCTCTATCCACATGTACTATTCATGATGCGGGTAACTATACCCCTTTTAAACTATATTGTATTTTGTGTCAGCTGCTTAGTTTATTATTATGTATTCTTTGTCCCGCTTTGTAGCAATAAATAGTTAAAGGTAAAAATAAAAGTATCATTATAATACTCGGAAAACTTCCTAAATATAAAACTTTACTTTGCATACCAGTAGACATCAAGGGAATTATTATTAAAGCATGGAAAAGAATAGAAGGAATAACAGAATTGGTCTTGACCCTCAAATATTGCATTATGATTCCTATCTCAAAACAGTTAATAATAAACAATGGAAAACTAATCCAGAAATGCCCCGCGAGGCTGTAATAATGAGTTGGAATATGCCAAATTGCCCAAATCAAGTTAATTATTATGGTGATTTGAAACCATTTCAAATCTTTTAATTTGCTAAATAAGTATCCACGCCAAGCAACTTCTTCTGTAAGCCCAAGAATCAGTGCAATTACACAAAACATTTCAATTTGACCCATATTTGACATCGAAAACTCAGAAAATCCAAAGTGGGTTTGAATAATAACCATTAAGAACAATAATACATAAGTAATTAATATTATAGCTATGAAAGACAATGGGTTAAATCGGTTAAAATTAAATAGCGAAAACTTTTCACGTTGAATCAGTAAAAATGTGATTGCAACAATCATTGGACTAATATCCATATGCAGGAATCTATACATTAAAATCCTTACAGTCACCACAGAAATTAAAAAAGTTAATGCGAAAATCAATTTATTTTTCATATTTTAATTGTTCCTAGTTAATATCCTCAAGTGATGATATATCATTAATTATGTAATACGAATCTACTCAAAGTGTTTTTCTACAATTAGGCGCCACATCTTATACGCCTGATACAATCAGATCTACCTTGCAATTCTGGGTGAATAGGTCTGACTACCGTCAAATTTATATTGTAAAACTAATTCTATTTATTGAGAAACCATCGATATAGTGCTTTATAATTTTAAAGGTTACTTTATCTAAATCTGTCCTTTCCATCTCTCTCACATCCCTGTAACTTAGCCCAAAACAACAGAAATGGCCACAAGTTACAACCGCAGGATCAATCTTTTCATTAACGGTAAAGAAGTCAGTAATGATATTCGAAGCATTAGGGCAGAGATGACCAAACTGGTTAATGAACAGGCCCGAATGACCATCGGAAGCCAGGAATACATTCAGCATACCCGGAAGATAAAGGAATTAAAAGGTATCCTGGCCGAACATAACGGGCAAATTGCGGCTGTCTCAAAATCATGGAGCCTCGCCAAAATGGGTGATTCCTTCAATAGGTATTTCTCCATGTTGCAGGCTGGAGCAGCAGCTCTGGTTGGCCTGGTTCTGGGTTTTAAAGCTTTGGTCAAAGTCTATAATGATTTTGAAGAGCGTGTATCCAACCTTTCTGCCCTTACAGGACTAACTGGTAAAAATCTGGAATGGCTTTCAGAGAAAGCAAAAGAACTGAGTACTTCAACACTTGAAGGGGGTATCCGGGTAACTCAGAACGCCCAGGAGATTGTTGACGCTTTTACCAAAGTGGGGTCCGCCCGTCCGGAACTGCTTAAAAATAAGGAGGCCCTTGCCAAAGTAACAGAGGAAGCCATTATCCTGAGTAATGCTGCTAAAATAAAACTTCAACCGGCCATTGAAGGATTGTGTATGGTGATGAACCAGTACAATGTTTCGGCAGAAGAGGCGCGACGAATCATTAATGTCCTGGGAGCAGGAGCAAAGGAGGGTGCAGGGGAAATTCCATACTTGACCGTTGGTTTCGAGAAGGCTGGTACTACCGCAGCGATGGCTGGCATGTCAATCGAAACATTGGCAGCCACACTCGAAACCCTTGCCCCCCGGTTTTCGCAGCCTGAAATTGCCGGACGCGGATTAAGAGGGATGCTTCTTCACCTGCAAACGGGCGCCGACGATACCAATCCCGCCATTGTGGGTTTGTCAACCGCACTGGAAAATCTGGATAAGAAAATGCTTACTCCCCAGGAGAGTCTTAAAATGTTCGGCCTCGAAAATATTAATGTGGCCAACACCTTAATCAGGAACCGTGAAGAACTAAAGAAATACGAAAAGGCTATGACCGGCACTAATGTCGCCATTGAACAGGCCCAGATCAATACCGATAACAATAATGCCAAACTGGCCCAGGCGGGTAACCGGATCAACATCATAGCCAATGATCTGGGCAAAAAACTGACTCCTGCCATGCATACCGTTACCGGCTATTTTGGAATGTTCCTTAGAGGGCTCATTGTCCTAATTGATGTATTCACGGTTTATGGAAGGGTAATTGTTACTTCTGCCTTAGCCATTGCCGGCTATACTGTGGCCTTAAAGCTGCAAACCATGTGGCAAAACAGAGCCAACCAGGCAACACTGGGTCAGATGATTGTGCAGCGGGCACAAATCATAATTACAGAAACATCAATAATTGCAACCAATTTATGGGCAGCTGCTGTAATGCTGCTGACCGGTAACTTCAAAGGCGCTGCACAGGCGATGCGTGTTGTCAACGCCACATTTAAATTAAATCCCATTGGCCTTCTAACGACCGCGGTTATTGCCGGCGTTTCAGCCTGGCAATACTTTATTCAGAAACAGAAGGATGCAGCCGAAGCAGCTAATGCCACTAAAAAGATACTGGAGGATGAAATGAATATGACCAAAGGTTATTCCGGCGAAATCATTAAAGAGCAAAATAACCTGGAGGCACTGGTAAACTCAATCATTCACACCAACGAAAACGAAGCGATCCGCAATGTCCTGATCAAAAAATTGAGGGATCAGTACCCTTCGTTTTTAGGGTTGATGACTGATGAAAAGGTTACCAATGAACTGTTGGCCTTGAAACTGGCTGAAGTTAACGGTCAGTATGCCGAAAAAATACGTCTTGCAGCCTTGAATGCCAAAAGCATCGCCTATAACAATGCATCCATAAAAGCAGAAGAACGTAAACTGGCTATCGAGGATGAATTGGTACAGGTTGAGAAAGAAAGGTACCGGATCGGTGATCAGAAATCCGATGAACAGGTTTCAAAACTGAACAAGGAGTATCAAAATCTGAATAGCACGTTAGCCAATTACAAACAAAAGCAGGAAGAGATAAGCCTTGCAATCACCAACCTTGACAAGAAAAATAAAGAAAGTAATACGCTAAAACATGTTGAAGATCAACTGAATTACTTGTCTTCCGTCCGAAAAAATTACACCCAAAAGATTAAGAAGGCGCAGCAGGAGGAGAAAGCTGATGAAGCGGAACATTACCGGCAGGAATTAAAACTGGTCGATGGTCAGATTTTATTGATGCAGGAGAAGAAAAAAGCCTTGCTCTCTGGGCCTTCAAATGCGCCATCACCGAATCAAAATCCCGATGGTGAAGGCGATGAATCGAAACGAACAAAAGACCTTGTCGCCTTGAAGGAGCAGGAACTGGAAGCGGCAAAACGAATGCCCGGAACAACCACAATTGAAATTTCTGCACGGAATAAAAAGGTGGAAGCGATTCAAAAAGAGATCGATGTTCTAAATAACCTGGGCAAAACCCATTCTGAACTTGCAGATAAAGAGGAAAAACAGGAAGACAAGAAAACAAAAAAGGAACTGGAGCAATTGGAAGCTGCCAATAAAACCCGGGTAGCAGCAATCAATAAAGATCATCTGGAAGAAAAAACTACCGATGACCAGTATGATGCTGAAATACTGGCACAAGAACTGGTATTCCTGCAGGCTAAAATGAACCTCTATAAAAAAGGGTCAAAGCAATACGAAGAGGCGCATGCGCTTTTCCTCGAGAAACAAGTCAAGGCGGAACACCTGGTTAAAAACCTGATCTTAAAAGCCAATAGAGAGCTGGCCGAGGCCAAAATTGATAACCTCAAAGATGGTATTGAAAAAGAGAAAGCCCTGGAAGAGCAGCGCTGGAAGGATGAATTGATTGCATTGAAAAAGCGGCTGAATGACAAGAAGGATTTAACCAAAGAGGATCTGGCGCTGAACGAGACGATCAATAAAATCATTGAGGAAAAAACAAAGGCCCATGTCAAAAAGACCACTGACCTGAACAGAGCCGGGGAGCTGGAAAAACAGATGGACAAAGCCATTATCGATAAGGCTAATTCCAAATCGGATGAGCAGCGGTGGGCGGCAGAAACTGAATTGGCACATGCACAGCATGATCAGGAGATCAAGGAAGCAGATGGTAATGCCGCTAAATTAGCCCAGGCAGAACGCAACCTATCCGACAAGCTGATCGCAATTAAAGCAGAAGAACTGGATAAACGTCAGGCCATTGGCGATGCCATATTCGGTGCAGCCAACTCGCTGTTTGGATCACTGTCTGATTTGGTTGGCAAGGAGAGCGCTTTGGGTAGGGCCATGTTCCTTTTTCAACAGGCAGCGGCCATCGGTCAGATCGTATTTAATACAGCCATAGCCAATGCCAAGGCAGTGGCAGCATCACCCTTAACCTTTGGCCAGCCATGGGTCACGATCAATACGGTAACTGCAGGAGTAAGTATTGCCAGTGTTCTTGCCCAGACGATTGGTCAACTATCCGGAAGCAGCAAAAAAAATAAGGTTTATACGTCGGGTGGTTACACGGGTGACGGCGATCTGTACGAACCTGCGGGTATCGTCCATAAAGGGGAATATGTGATCCCTCAGGATGGAGTAAAGAATCCGCGGTTGCAGCCTCTGATCAACATTTTCGAAATGGCCCGTAAAAATAACCGGCTCGCACGACTTGATCTGAATCCCATGGTGCCAATTGCCGCCCAATCGCGCGGATTTGCAGCAGGAGGATTTGTTACAACCTCGGTCACTAACCCCCAATTAACAAATCAACCAGGTCAGTATCGTGATCCGGAATTGTTATCCGCCATCAAAGAACTGAATAAACAGCTTAAAGAGGGGATAAAGGCAAATGCGTATATCAATAAATACGGCGCCAACGGCCTTTCAGACGCGATCAATGACATTACAAAATTCAATGCGAAAGTTTACAAAAAATGAAAAATAAGGAACGATGAAATTAACCATAGGCGGAAAACAAGTTGCACTTCCCATTAACAGCAAGATTAGTATCGAGCGGGTATCACCATTAATGAACGATGATTCGGGATCCTATTCGTTCCCGTTCACGGTTCCAACACTGCCGAACCAGCAGAACCTTGGTTGGCCGGGAAACCTGAACCGGGTTGGGGATATTGCCGACCAGTCATTTATTCTGGAGGAGGGTGGAATTCAGCTCTTGCGCGGTGAGGTCGATTATGATGATATTACGGCAAAGGAAATCGGAATAATTCTGCAAAGCGGGCACACCGAGTTTAAGATGAAAATGGAAGGCCGGAAACTGAATGAAATTGATTACGGATCTGAGTGGTGGCCGGCATCAAATCTATATGCCCCCGTTACCCCTTCGCTGGCTGATAAGCTTGCAGAGTGGGATCTGGCCAATACCACAGATAACGGCAGGTATGCAGCCGCCCCTTTTCTGATCTCAATTGATGGAGTACTTAAAACTGTCAATTACCAGGACTGGAGCGGAGCGGGCGATACCACGATCCATCTTGAGAATACTCCCGCAGGGGCTGCAGGTCAGAATGCCATCGGTTTTTTGTGTTTGCAGTTTAAAATAAGTTTTGTGATCGGGAAAATATTTGAAAGCGCCGGATTTACGGTTACTCGGAATGATCTGAAGGATTCAGAATTTTGTAATGCGGTGTTTTTAGGCAAAGTAATGCACCTGGTTCACTATGGAGCGGCTAAACTGAACATGGAATTTGATCTACTTTATTACGCTAAGCTGATGCCTGAAATTGAGATACTCTCCTTTTTGAAATCGGTTAAGGATCTGTTTTGCCTGGTCTTTATCATCGACGAGATGCGAAAGGAGGTACGGATCAAATTTGTTAAAACCGTTTTTCTTCCTGTAAACCTCGATGCACTGGAATTAAAGGAGTTGACCGGGTGGACCCATAAGGAGGTAAGAGCCCAGAAAGGGTTTTGGCTTACCTACGGGAATCAGGATAATGAGGTTGATACCCGGAGTAATTACCCGGAGTGGATTAATCAGGTGTATTCGCTTCCTACCCCTTCCACAGAAGGGGAGATAGTCCGGATCCCAAGGCTGGACCGTGATTACATCACTATTCTAAATGACAACAAGGATCTGGAATGGCAGGAGATCGGAAGACTCAAAGCGTATCCGGAACTACCCGGGGAAAATGTTGTGGAGATTGATGTAAAAGTACCGGCACAAAAACAGTATGTCAATCATTCGATTGTACTTGAATGTCCGTACCTGCCTAATCTTACGCTCCAGGATTATACCAAAATGTATTATGAGCGTGATTTTACTTCCGATGTGCCATTAACGATTACGCTTTATCACGGCAGGCGAACCTTCGCTGAATTGGTGAATTATCCATACGCTTCGGCTGCAAAGGTTTCCATTGACGGGCTGATCGATACCGGGTTATCGCTCAAACCGGCATACCTGTACAATAGCCTTTATTCAGAATTTTTGAACTGGCAGACCTTCCGTGCACGGGGGTTCACTAAATATGTTGAGCTGTCATTGGTGCAGCTCTGTGCCCTTGAGTGGGGGAGACGGTATATGTTC